AAATCAGCTGGCAAAACTCCATTTGCTGACGCTATTGAAGAAGCGGTTGACTTTGTTCGCCCTACTGCTGGACGTCGTTATTTGATTGTTAAAACAGAAGACCGTAAAGCCTTGTTAGATGAGTTACGTCAAGCAACTGCAAATGCTAACGTTCGCATTAAAAATGATGACGCTGAAATTGCTTCTGAAGTTGGAGTAGATGAAATCATTGTCTACACAGGATCAAAAGCACTCAAACCTACTGTATTAGTAGACCAAAAATATCACATTGATATGCAAGACCTTACCAAAGTTGATGCCTTTGAATGGAAAACTAACAGCAACATGATTTTGGTTGAAACACTAACAAGCGGACACGTTGAAACTTATAACGCTGGTGCAGTAATTACAGTAGCATAAGAATAAAATGGAGGAAGTAAATGATAGATTATATTAAAGTCTATTGTGGTATTCCGATTTCAGTAACAGCTTATGATAGTAAACTTATCCTATTCCGTTCTATAGCTATTAAATTGCTAGAAAAAAATGGTATTAAAGCTGACGAAACAAGTGTATTAGTGAAAGAATTTATCTCTTGTTATTGTCGGCTTAATATTGTTGATGAACCAGCAGAACAATGGCGAAATGCTGAAATGAAACGTTTGGCTTCTTTGCAAGAGTTAATGTATTATGGAGGTATTTAATGATATTCTCACAAGTTACATTACAGGTAGAAACGACTGTTAAGAAGAAGAACGGTGCAGAAGCTAATGTTATAAAGCCTATCACTTTGCCAGCAGTTAAACAGAGAATTAGTCAGTTAAGACTTGATGAGTTTTCTATGATTGGGCTAGGTAAAAACGTAAGATACGAGCTTAACGGAATCGGAGAAATGGAAGACTTAATTTTCAACTATTTCTTAGACGAAAAAGGCGACACTTTCAAGCGTACAACATGGGAAAGAAACCCTAAGAATAATAAGGTGATTTTAGAGGGGGTCGTGAGCAACGGGATATGAAAGATTATAAATTTTATAAAAATGATTATTTAGTATTTTCTGACGGTAGAGTTTATAGTTTTAAAAGTCATAGATATTTAAAATCCTCATTTAATGCCTACGGTTATTTAAAACTTAAAATAAATGGCAAAAATGTCCCTCTTCATAGAATTGTTATGGAAACTTTCAAAGGTTATTCTGATTTAACGGTTGACCATATAGACATGAACAAGTTAAATAATGATATTTCTAATTTAGAATATGTTACACGCTCTGAAAACAGTCGTAGAATGAATGAAAAAACTGGAGGAACTATTTCCGATAAATTTAGAAAGAATGGCATAAAAGCACGCTCTAAATCAGTAGTTTATGACGGTAAAGTATTTAATTCAGGCACAGAACTGTGTAGGAAATTAGGGGTGGAACGACACGCTGCAAGTTTAGTTATACGACAAAATACTAGATTAAAAGGTCATTATGTTCAATTTGGGAACGAGGTAAGCAATGGAATTTGATTCTTATATAGATTGGTACAACAATTTACTTACAATGCCTTTAAATGACGTTATTTTAGGCGTTAAGGACACGATAAAAGACAAGACGGTATATTTATCACTTAGTGATTCAAAGGTGCTTAAAATGGATAATACGAGCTTTGTCATGGGCTACTATTATCAAGTTGTTTTATCTGTTAAAGATGTTGATGATAAACTTGTTGGACTAGTCGGAGATGTTTTGCAAAACGGTTGGAATATGACGAACTGGTCAGAAAATAGTCATTTGTACAATTATACTGGTACTGTTTATTTACCTTGTGGTGCAGGTGGTCAAGCATGGCAATGAATTTGCTTAATACATCAAGCATAGCTAAAGAAATGCAAACTAAAGTAACAGAACGCATGGGCGATTGGTTTGAAGCAGAGTTTAAGGCTAAGGCAACTGCTGCAAGCCGAAGAACTAGATTAATCAGAAGTCATGGTCATACCTATACTTATGCAAGATATCAAAATACTGGGCAATTGTCAGGAAACTTAAAGCAAGTTAAAAAAGGCGATAAAGTAGTAGTAAACGCAGGGACTAGAGCTAATTACACTAGCGGTTATCATGGCATGTATTTCTTAGTTGAAAAAAAAGGTATGCAAGACGTCAAAACAACATTGAAAAAAGGCGCTAATTATGCTAATTCAATGAAATTATAGAAAAGAGAAAAAATGAAATTAGATTATAATTCACGTGAGATTTTCTTTGGTAATGAAGCTCTAATCGTAGCTGATATGACTAAGGGAAGTAACGGAAAACCAGAGTTCACTAACCATAAAATTGTAACTGGTTTAGTATCAGTTGGCGAAATGGAAGACCAAGCGGAGACAAACAGCTATCCGGCTGATGACGTACCAGACCATGGAGTTAAAAAAGGTGCTACCTTACTTCAAGGCGAAATGGTATTCATTCAAACAGACCAAGCGCTCAAAGAAGACATTTTAGGTCAACAAAGAACAGCAAACGGCTTAGGTTGGTCTCCTACTGGTAATTGGAAACCGAAATGCGTTCAGTATCTTATTAAAGGGCGCAAACGTGATAAAGTTACAGGAGAGTTTATTGACGGTTACCGTGTAGTCGTTTATCCAAATTTGAGACCAACAGCAGAACCAACGAAAGAATCAGAAACAGATTCAGTAGACGGTGTAGACCCTATCCAATGGACTTTGGCAGTACAAGCGACTGATTCAGATATTTATTTGAATGGAGATAAAAAAGTCCCTGCTATTGAGTACGAAATTTGGGGAGACCAAGCAAAAGACTTCGCAAACAAAATGGAAGCCGGCTTGTTCATCATGCAACCTGACACAGTTCTAGCTGGTGCAATTACACTTGTAGCTCCTGTTATTCCTAATGTAACTACTGCTACAAAGGGTAATAATGACGGAACAATCGTAGTGCCTGCCACTTTGAAAGATTCTAAGGGTGGAACTGTAAAAGTAACATCAGTGATTAAGGACGCACATGGAAAAGTAGCAACAAACGGACAACTTGCTCCAGGTGTCTATATCGTAACGTCCTCCGCTGACGGTTATGAAGATGTTACCGCAGGAGTTTCAGTAACTGACCATTCATAAGACTAAAAATTAATTAAGTAAAGGAATATAAAATAAAATGGCAAAACAATTGAGTACAGCACGTAAATTTAAAATGATTACAGGTAAAGACCTTTTCCAGCAACAAAAAGCAATGGATACAGAGCTTAAAAAAGAAGACGGAGAAATTACTGATGTAATGGAGTTCGTTCAATATGGTTTATACTTGGCTCTTTTTCAAGATAACATTGTAAAAGCTAAAAGCGACTTCTCAGACTTCCGTTCTAGCTTTGAGTTCGATACTGACGGTAAAGGACTTAAAGAACTTGTCGAACTGTGGCAGAAAGAGATTTAATGAGCTGAAAGGACTGTAAATGATTTTAAAACATGCAATTAGATACTTAGAGCTAACTGGTTCGGACTTTATTACAGATTTGAAAGACTTTGCAGACCTACAAAATTCTTTTGTCGCTGGATATATTCCTGATGACTTTACAGAGCAAATGGAGAGCTTTACAGACAAGTTGTTGATACTTTGGGTAGATTGTAACGGAGGAATGCAAAACGCCTTAGATGATAAAACAGAGCTTCCTACAACTAACGAGTTAATCAATATCTTCTGTAAAACTGTTTTTATTAAAGAAAAAGAGGAAACGGAAGACGATATGGTCTTCTTTTCTTCTAGTTCATTGATTAAGAAAAAGAAAGATACTGTAAAGGAAAATAAAACTTTGGAACTTTTGACTGTTTTAGGCAATAATGAAATTGATATAACACAGTTCATGGAAATGGAACTAGAACTTGTTTATAAAATAATCGAACTTATTGCAGAGAAAAAGAAAGAGGAAAAAGAAAAAGAGAAAAGGCGTAAAAGAAAGGGTATGTAATGGCAAGTAATGCAACATTTGAGGTCGAGATATACGGTAATACAACGAAATTCGAGAACTCACTTAAAGGCGTTAATACCGCAATGTCAGGGCTTAGAGGAGAAGCTAAAAACTTACGTGAAGCTCTAAAACTTGACCCAACAAATACCAGCAAAATGGCGCAATTGCAAAAGAACTTACAAACGCAGTTGGGCTTATCACGTGACAAAGCAACAAAATTAAAAGAAGAACTTTCTACGGTTGACAAAGGGACGTCAGCAGGTCAAAAGAAATGGCTACAACTTACTAGAGATTTAGGCACAGCAGAAACACAAGCTAATAGGCTAGAGAGCGAAATTAAGCAAGTCGAGGGCGCTATTAGTTCAGGCTCTTGGAACATTGACGCTAAAATGGACACTAAAGGTGTTAATAGCGGAATTGAGGGCATGAAGTCACGCTTTAGTGGGCTCAGAGAAATTGCGGTTGGCGCATTCAGGCAAATCGGTTCAAGTGCTGTCAGTGCTGTTAGTAATGGCTTAAAAGGCTGGGTATCTGACGCAATGGATACTCAAAAAGCCATGATTTCATTGCAAAATACAATGAAGTTCAAAGGAAACGCTAAAGATTTTGACTATGTAAGCAATTCTATGCAGAAGCTCGCTAAAGATACAAATGCAAATACCGAAGATACTTTAAAACTTTCAACAACGTTCATTGGTTTAGGCGATACTGCTAAAAAAGCGGTCGGTAAAACGGAAGCATTAGTAAAAGCTAACCAAGCATTTGGTGGTACTGGCGAACAATTAAAAGGTGTAGTTCAGGCTTACGGTCAGATGTCGGCAGCTGGTAAAGTTACGGCTGAAAACATCAACCAGCTAACAGATAATAACACAGCTCTTGGTTCAGCGCTTAAATCGACTGTTATGGAAATGAACCCAGTGTTAAAACAGTACGGATCATTTGCTTCCGCTAGTGAAGAAGGTGCTATATCGGTTGAAATGCTGGATAAGGCTATGCAGAAACTTGGTAAAGCAGGTGGTGGAGGAGTAACTACTATTGGTGACGCTTGGGATAGTTTCAATGAAACATTATCACTAGCATTACTTCCTACACTTGACGCTTTAACTCCTATTATTAGTGGTTTAATTGATAAAATGAGCGATTGGGGCGAAAGTGCTGGTAAAACTATAACAAATGTTATTAAGTATTTTCAAGACTTGTTTCAAAAACTTCAAGAAAATGCAGCCACTTTAGCGTTTTTAGAGGCTTGGGATAACATAAAAAGCGCATTTGATTCCATAGTTTCTATTATAGGGGACGTCATAAATTCATTTCTTGGAATAAATACAGAAACAGCGAAAAATGCAACAAGTATAGATAACGTAGCAAAGAGCATAGCTGTATTTGCTGGTAAATTTTCAGAAGTTACTAAAAAAATAGCTGATTTTCTGAAAAAAATTAGTGAAAGTAAAAGCGCAATGGATGCTTTAAAAGGAACTTTAGTGGTTCTTGCTAGTGCATTCGTAGCTTTAAAAGTCATTAATGGAATTGTTAAGGCGATTGAACTTTATAATAACATAGTTAAAATTGGAACAGCTATACAAGGCGCTTTCAATGCTGTAATGGCTATAAACCCATTTGTTGCTCTTGGCATAGCGATCGCAGCCATTGTTGCTGGTTTAGTTTATTTCTTTACTCAAACCGAAACAGGTAAAAAGGCTTGGGCTAGTTTCGTAGACTTCTTAAAGAGCGCATGGGACGGTATAGTTTCATTCTTTAGCGGTATTGGTCAATGGTTCGCTGATATATGGAACGGAGTAGTTGATGGAGCTAAAGGCATTTGGCAAGGTTTAGTTGATTGGTTTAGCGGAATTATACAAGGTATTAAGGACGCATGGAATGGAGTTACAGAGTTTTTCACAGGATTATGGGACGGAATAGTAAATATCGTTAAAACTGTGTTTACAACTATCAGTTCTTTAGTGACAAATGCTTATAACTGGTTCATTACAACCTTTCAACCTTTAATTAGTTTTTTTAAATCTATATTTGACTTAATTAGATCAGCAATTAATTTAGCATTCCAACTTATCTTGGCTATAATTCGTGGTGCTTATAAATTAGTTCTTGATGCGTGGCAAGGTTTATCAGATTGGTTTGGTGGTATATTCGACGCTGTGAAATCAGTAGTTTCATCAGTATTCAGCGCAATCGGAAGTTTTGCTTCTAGTGCTTGGGAAGTAGTTTCATCAATATGGAGTGTAGTATCTGGGTTCTTTAGTAGAATATTCAATACAGTCAAAAGTGCTGTATCAAGTGTATTTAGTGCTTTAGGCGGTTTTGCTAGTAACGCTTGGGACGCAATAAAAGACGTATTTACTTCAGTTGGTTCATGGTTTGGTGATGTATTCGATTCAGCTAAGGAAACAGTGAGTAACGCACTTGGAGCTTTAGGAGATATTGCTAAAGGAGCATGGGATTCAATTACAAGTGTATTTGGTGGAGTTTATGACTTCTTTGAGAAAGCATTTGGAGGAGTTAAAGATTTAATTGATAATATTCTAGGAGGTGTTTCAGGAACTTTAGATAAAATCAGTGGCGCAATTAATGGAGTTTCTAAGACTGTCGGCGGACTGTTCAAAGGTTCAATGGTAGTAGGCTTAACAGATGTCAACTTATCTTCTAGCGGTTACGGTTTAAGCACTAATAGCGTATCAAGCGATAACAGAACATATAACACATTTAACGTACAAGGCGGTGCTGGTCAAGATGTTTCTAACTTAGCACGAGCAATCAGACGAGAATTTGAACTAGGGAGGGCTTAATGGTAAGACAGTATAAAATACATACCAACTTAGACGGAACAGATGATAAAGTTTGGGACGTCACAAATGGAAAAGTTAGATTTTATCAGCCCTCTAATTTAGGGTTACAATCAACTAATAATATTTGGCAAAGTAACGGTATCGGAGTAATGGGAACACGCTCAATCACTCAACCTCAAATAGAGTTCAAACTAGAAACGTTTGGCGAAAGTTTAGAAGAAAATTATCGATTAATGAAAGACTTCATCAATGATATTCTTAACAAAAAATTCGTTACGCTTGAATATCAAACAGAGATTTTTCAGGTGTATGCTGATTTAGCTTTAGCAGAGGTCACAAAGACAGAGGGTTACGGTAAAAATGGTACTTTCAGCGAAAAGATAACGTTCGACATAATCACAAAGTGGTACACTTACGAAAACTTAACTTTTGACAAAATTCAAAATGGTAAAGTTATCGCTGGTAAGTCTAAAATTTATGGTGGAATAGCACCGGGAAATTATAAATACATCAAAGGGATTTCTTACACTTATTATGGAGAATCAAATATAGAACGATTAAGTCGCTGGGACATAAAAGATGAAATATTTAGTTTTATGGGGATATTATATCCGCAACTTCCTAAAACACCTACTGGAGTTAGGTTTTTAGATGATATTGGAAACGAATATACTGCAATTGTATTTAAGACGGAACAGGTACAGAATTATATTTTAATCAATACAGATGTAAATGATGAAATTTATCAAGGCTGGAACGGAACGACTTCATTGAATTTGTTCCCTGTAATGGACTTCGAGAGATACAGAACTCGTATAATTAAAAAAGGCCAAATGGAGCTAATCAACTTAAGTAAGGCAGAGCTTAAAATCAAGAGAAAGGCGGACTTCGTTTAATGTTAGAAGCTAACGTTTATGATAACTTTAACCCTAACTATTATAATATATCTGATTTTACTCTTCCTAACGGCAAAAAAGACAAAAGAGGGCTACCAATACCAAAGGCAAGATGCCAAGTTATTAACTATGAATTGTGGGAAACAGGCTACCTCTACACTTCATCAGCTACTTTGACCGTTTCGGTAGAAGTTGGCGATATTGTTCAAATTCTCTTTCCTGAAGTTGTTCCAATTGAGGAAGATCTAGGTAAAAAAAGAAACTTAAACTTAGATATGGTTTATCTTGTAACAAGCGTAGATGAAAGCAACAAAGCTACATTAAAGAACTATTTTTGGGCAATGATTGAAAGTCTTGATGTTCCGAATGCAATAACTAAAACGACAAACTCCGCTATCATTGACTATTTGATTGACCCTAATAAGAATGATTTAATGAGTTATGGCTACTTTTTCAATTCAAGTATTTTCGCTGGAAAGGCTACAATCAACAGAAAAGCAGAAACTTCATCAGCTCATGACGTAGCTAAAAGGATATTTCCCAAGGTTCAATTCCAACCAACCACAACTATTCAACATGCTTCATCTGAAACAGACCCCAGGAACTTGTTATTTATTAACTTCGCTTCTAGGAGCTGGAATAGAAAAAGAATCACAACAAGGGTAGATATCAAGCAAAATGTGGCAATGGACACGGAAATAATAGTAGAACGTTCAGCTTATAACTTCGCTGTCGTATTCATTAAAAACAAAGCAACTGGCGATTACACAGACGCTCCTAAAATGTACACAGCAAAAAACAACGGAGATGTTGTAGATTATATTACTTATCATGGAGACGGAACAGATTTGCCAGAAGTAAGGACAGCTAAAACATTGTTTTATGATAGAGATGACCACGGAAACCCGCCAGATATATCTACTATTAAGGCTGAAATTTCTCCCTCTACAATCGTTACAAGGTTAATATTTAACCAAAATGAACTTTTGCCTTTATATGTTAATGACTTAGTAGATATATGGTATGAGGGTAAACTATATTCAGGATATATAGCAGACAGAGTTAAAACAGAGTTCAATGATAGGCTTATTTTTGTAGAAAGTGGAGATAAACCAAATGTTATATGAGTATGTAGCTACTTACGGAGACAAATATAGAATAGATAGCTTTAAAGGGTACAGAGAGCTACGCAAAGACCACTTAGAGTTATTGAATGGTAAAGTATACTATAATAGTGAAAACTCGCTTAGAATTGAAACTACGCTCTTGTATGAAGTCGGACAATTTGTATCAATTGGTGGTTATCCTTATGGAGGTAGAAAATTTAGATTGTTAGAGCTATCAATTACTGATAACCCAGTTTTAGATAAAGCGAAAATAATTTCAAGAAAGGTTAAAAATGACAATTAAAAACTTCACGTTTTTCAGTCCAAATGGTACAGAGTTTCCAGTAGGTTCTAATAATGACGGAAAACTATACATGATGTTGACAGGAATGGACTACGGAACGATTAGGCGCAAAGACTGGGAAAGTCCGTTAAATACAGCCCTCAACGTACAATACACTAACACTTCAATCATTGCAGGCGGGAGGTATTTTGAACTATTGAATGAAACTGTTGCCTTAAAAGGTAATGCAGTCAATTATATCCATGCAAACATTGACTTAACACAAACAACAAACCCTGTAAGTTTATCAGCAGAAACATCAAATAATAGTAACCGTGTTGATATAAACAACGGTTCTGGCGTTTTGAAAGTTTGTTTTGATATTGTTACGACTTCAGGAACTGGTGTAACAAGCGCTCAACCGACTGTTCAGACTAGTATTTTAGATAGTATTTCTGCAAATGATATGACAGTTAGCGGATCAATCAATGTACCAGTTCAAACTTTGACACAACGGGTTGGTAATGGTTTGGAATTGCAACTTACTAAAAAGAACAATGATTTAGTAATTGTTAGGTTATTTGGTAGTGTGTCAAATATAAAAACTGGCTGGAATTTGTCTGGGGCATGGGTAGATTTTCCATTTCAACCAACTGTTTCTCAAAGTATTATTGGCCATTTTGCTGGAAGAGGTACCAGTTTCCATATTGATATAAACCCAAATGGTAGTATTACTTGGTGGGGGGAAAGCATTGGTGATACACCTATTGCAACACGTGGTAACGGAAGTTACTTCATTAAATAACAAAATAGAAAGCAAAACAAAATGGTAACTAGAATGATTTTAATAACTATCTTAATTTTAGCGATTCTTTTCGCTACATGGGTAAAAGATAGAGAAGCAATGAACCCACCTTTTAACCGTAGACTTGTGATTGACTTAACGGTTATTTTCTCCCTGTGGGTTTTGTATGCAGTATTTTACTTTACACAAACACCCTCAACTTCTGATATCGCTAAAACAGTGGTTAACGTAGGCTTGTTGTACTTCGTAGGACAATTTATTTACTTAATCGCAAAAATTAGCCCTATGTTTGACGGTTTGGTTAAACTTATTAAAAAGAATGGCGTAAATATTCCTGAAGCGGAAGAAGAACAAATGGAGGATAAAAAAGAATGAATATAACTAACGCTGGTGTACGTGGTTATAACCCTACTGGGGTTGTAATTCATAATGACGCTGGTTCAAACGGAGCTAACGCTGGCTTCTACAACAATTGGTTACCTAATCATGATCCAGAGGAGGGCTTTGCTCACGTTTATATTGGGAATGATGGACGATTGCAGGCTTCCGACTTCTCTAATATGGCATACCATTGCGCTAACTCATACGGTAATGCAAATTATGCAAGTTGGGAAGTGTGCCAATCAGAGGGAGATTTAACCCAGTTTTTGAGAAATGAGCAAGCGGTACTAGATGACGTAGCTAAGTATATGAAACAATGGGGCTTAACTCCTAATCATGATACTGTTAAGCTACATCAGGAGTTGTCATCTACTTCATGCCCTAGACGTTCAGTAGAAGCTCACGGTGGAACGGTAGAAAGCTGTCGCTCATACTTTATCACAGAACTAAACAAGCGCCTTACAGGGCAAAACAATACACAAACAAATACAGAATTAGAGGACGACGATTTAATGAAATTTACATATACAAATGGCGATAAAACAACTTACTACTTCAATGGCGAAAAAGTTATCGCTCTATCACACCCAGATCAATTGGCAATTGTTCGTAGAACTTATAAAGAAACAACTGGCAAAGACCTTAAAAACTTCGATTGGAAAGGTTCACCTATTGATATTCGTTTCATGCAAGCTAACGGAATTGATAAACCAATCATTGCTAAAAAATAATATAAAAAAAGGCCACCTTAATTGGTGGTTTTCTTTTGTAATTGAAGATATTCTGCTTTCTATTTATATTTTACCAAGTAGCCCATGCAGTTCCACCTGAACTTTGATAGATACTTACAGCTTTGTCTAGATAAGCCTGTGGACTTAATTGCGATACTTCCCCGTGTACGCTTTGATTAATCTGTAATAGTCCCCAGCATGATAGTCCATTTTCAACATAAGGGTTTCCGCTCGATTCCTTGTAAATAACATCAAACCATTTACTAGAACTTACTCCTGTCTTGCTTGCTAGGTGTTCACTAGCTTGTTCAGGACTAACGCTAGACCAATCACTTCCAATCGCACCACTAGTTGCTATGTTCGGTATCATTTCATCTTTTTCACTAACATGTTGACTTCCTCTATTATTAGATCGTTCAGTTTCCTCATCGTGTTCTCTTGCGATTCTGTCAACTTCGGCTTGTTTTTCAGCTTCAACTCTTCGTTGATTTTCTTAACTAACTCGTTGTTCTTCAAGTGCTTTCTCCTTAGATTGCCTTATATGCTCATATTTTGCTTTCTCTTGCGTTTTAAACTCTTGTTCATATAATTGTGCCACAATATCATTAAAGCCCTTATCCGCCCTTTTATGAGCGAATTGAATCAACGCTATACTTCTTATTGTATCATCTGTTAAAATAAAGATAATTACTCTCCTTTTTTTATGGTTTAATTGCTTACCTGATTAATTGCTTCAATAATGTTATTACCAGCATTTATTAGAATTTCATCACTTACAGTTACATTCTTTCTTGAAAATAGTTCGCTCTCAATCTTCATAAAGTGCATTGCTTTAGCTAAAAATTGAGCAGATGATTCATAATATAATGTTTCTAGTTCATCATCTGAAAGCTGTGTTAAATCATCGTTGGCAAAAGTTGTAAGTTTTCGCTTAATTTCTTTGCCGTCTTCTTCTTCTATATAGTAACGCTTCATCTTTTCATTCCTTTAATTTCAAATTTTTCGATAATATACCGTTTAGAGCCTAACTCAAGGCTTACTAGATAAATATTGAAATGGTCTTTATTATTCAAGTCATTGGCAATCCTTCGTGCTGTTAATCGTGGATATTTTGAGCTATTAATTTCCCGTGTGTGTTCGTGTAATATCATTTCATTGCCTCCCTTTGCATTTTACGTTTCAACCGTTGCTTATACAGATATTCTTTGCTTGGTTTTAAGCTATATAATAACTCATCTAGTAAGTCCATAGCTTCTCCGCCTGTTCCTGAATTATTCATTTTTTTAAGTGTAAGCTCGTGCATTTCATCATCATTGAAGAACATAGTAAGATAAGGGAACGCTACGGTATGCGGTAAACTCAAGCGTGATTGAGTTGTATGTAACTTAGGCCATGTACCTGTCTCATCTTTAATTTTTAACTCAAGTTGGTTGATTCCGATTCCTCGTTCTTTCAGTACGCTAGTAATTCTTTCATATAATTCTTCGTTTGTCATTATACTATAACCTCAATTATTTCTGTATGCTTTTTAACTTCATATCTTTGTTCTTCTGGAAGCAATTCATTCCATTTTAAAGCCTCTTTTTTATTATAAAACTTACGTGATTTAATTTCTTTTTCCAATATCCAAGATACTGTGTAGTATGTGAATTCATCTTTCATTATCCAATTACTCCTGTCTTTATATTTAGTCTTTGCTGACTTGATAAGTGATATAAATTGCACCACTTACAGTAATAAGCTCTAACTGGTATCTTATCAGCTTTCTTTTTGTTATGCTGGGCATTTACTATTGAATATAAAGCGCCCATTTTTGTGTATTTACGTTTTTTACACATATTATTCACTAGCTTTCTTAATCATTGCTTGCTTATAAGCTATAATCGTTCCGTCAAACATAGCGCTTTGGATTTCTCTTTGTTTAATGAACCCTTTTTGTTCTAATTGAATTACTTGTTTTGTTAATCCTTTTAATGTAAATGCTGTTGCTACTTTAATTTTGTCCTTAGGTTTTCTGTTAAATAATTTCATTTATTTTTTCACCAAAACTTTCTATTTTCGTGTCTTCGTAATTAATTATCAAAAACACTCCATTCATTTATCGTAAATAATTCAAAGCCATTTAGCTTACTTTGTTTTTCAATTTCTACTTGGTTTCTATCTAGGTCTACCAACAGTTCAATTACAGGTCTACCAAATGTAAACCAACCAAGAACTGTATTAGTTTTAAGTCCAAAATACTTAGCACATTGAGCCTTACAACTAAAGTGTAGTTCTTCTTCCGTCACAGGGTTATAAGCTACTACCTTTATAACTTTTTGCATTTCCGTTATTTAACCTCCTTTTCTATAATACTATGATATCAAAAAAAGTTCATACCGTCAAGCATAAACTTTATTTTCAATTATTCTTCGTCTTTCCATTGTTTGAAATCATCAGCTATATCTTGTATAAAGCCCATAATGTCGTCAGTAGTGTACTCTGTGAGCTCATTCTCGTTACTTAAGTTAGCAAGTTCTTTGGCATAGTCTAAAGCCTTGTTACGGTCTTTGTCGTAGCTCTCACCCTCTTTCTTTCCAGCTCTTACTAGATACTTCAATACCTGCATTGTATTCCAGCCCACAAGCTCTTCGTAGTTAAAATTATGTTTCAAGTATTCGTTAAGTTCCACACCGTATTCGTTGGCATAGTGCCGATTTTCTTTTAAGTTCATTAGATAATTCCTCCAATCCATGTAATAAGCAACGTTGCGATTATACCTATCCAAGTGATAGCGATAAGTGTAAAGCTGACACCTGCAACTATCATTAAAGTTTTTACTGTATCTTTCATTTTGTTCTCCTCTATTTATAATTACATTCTATCAAATTGCTTTTCCTTTGTCAAGAATTAACTGTTTTTAACCATAAATAACTTTTCATTTTTCCCTTTGCTGTTTTCTCCACCTTGTAAAGTGCTATGTGCTTTATCAAAAGAATATACAACTTCAAAGCGTTCGTCCGAAATTGAATAACTTGAAATTATCACGATGTTAGTTTTAGCTATTTCAAATGCCCAGTCATAAAACTCTTGACTATCGAATTGATTAATATAACCTTTTTGGTGACTTCCTTCATAAGGGGGGTCAAGATATAGAATAGCTCCAGAAACATCACTAAAAGTATGATAACTTTTGTTTGTAGCTTTTATTTTATTTAATTTTTGAAGTTGTTGGAGTTGTTGGAGTTGTTCAAGTCGTTCAAGTTGTTGAAGTCGTTCAAGTTGTTTGTACTTTTCAATCGATCTCTTATATGTTTCGGTCTGTTTATAACCGCTAAAAACGTCATGCTTTTCAATTATTTCTTTAGCTAGATTATATTTTAAATCTGAAATTTCTTTAGAACATAAATAATCTCTCTTTTTATTACCGAAAGAGTTAATCAGCAACTTCAAAAAGTCGTCTGTTGTCTTGTTTTCTTTATCCTTAATCTCGGTAAACTCTGTACGTGAAACAATAAGGCTTTTAATCCATTCGCGGTCTTGTGAGACAACTCGTTCAAAAGCGTTTGTTATATCCTTGTCTAAGTCATTATAATGGACTTCTAAACCATTTAAAACACATTCGGCTGTAATTGCTCCACCACCTCCGAAGATGTCGTATATCGGCTTGTCTGTGCCAAAGTTCTGTTTGATAATTTCAACTATTTTCTTGCTTATCTTTTTCTTGCTTCCTTGATATGGTAATCCAATAGGTTTACCTTTTCTGATTTTCTTCTCGTCTAAACTAAGCATTAAAATTCCTTGTCTTTCTAGTTTGATAAAATTTATTCCAGTTTTCTATAAGCTCCAGCAACTTAGGTTCATCATATTCAGTAAATAGTTCAATCTGCGATGTAAACCAGCAGTGCAAACAGCGATCGCAACTATAACAGATATTCGTGTATCCTCTACAATCTTTGCAAACTCCTAAGCCGTCACTCGTTGGTACATCAAAGCAGTGGCAATATCTTTTGTCATTAAAGTATTTACTCATTATTTGCTTCCTTTCGTTTTAATCAAGTCAACTAATGCAAAGAACGCATATAGTCCAATTCCGACTAGTGCTATTATAATAACTTTATTCATATCTATCCTCTGTAAGTCTATCCATGTTACCGCCGGCGATCAGTCTATCAATTTCACATTGATTAGTCCAAAACTCTAAGTGTCCTAGTTCAAAATCTGCATTAACTGAGATGAAGCCATTTTCTAAAGTTTCCATTGAGTTGATTTTAATTAATTTGTTTTCCATTGTTGTTCTCCTTTATTCTATACCTTATTATAAGCTATTTCTTTTTAATTGTCAAACGAAAAGTGCCATAAACCACTAATAAAATAATTGTTATTATAAATAGCGGTGGAATAAACACAGTTACCGCAAACCAAACAATAGATACCAAAGTATAGATCATGATTTTTAGTATTAGTTTACCAGCAGGAGTTTCTTGAAAAGTTATATCCTCATCTAATTCAGTAAAAGTTAAAGATGAATCATCTTCTTTTGGATTACCGTAAAATACTTTATCTTCATCTACTTCGTACTGGTTTCTACAATAATCACATTTACCATTAGTAAAGTCGGAAGCCCCGCAGGTTTGGCATTGTATTAAATTCACTTTATAACCTCTATTATATGCCCTTTTAGTTTATAACCTTTACTATAATTTTTCCAAGCTGTTGAATTGGCAACTCCAACGTATCTAGATAAATCGTTGAAGCTTCTAAATTCCTTTCCATTCCATAA